TATATCTAATTAAGGCAACTTGATGTTCTCAAATACATATTTGGTTTTGTATCTATCTATTACTTTATCTAGTTCTTTGGCTAACCAAAGACCTTCTGAACTAGGTTGATTTTTGGATAATTCGTCATCGTGTCTTCCCGCCTGCTTTTCGATAACCCACGCAACGACCTCCATAACTCTATCGATTGTGTAGTATGGTTGATTTGCTAGAATTCGTCCAACTGTGGCAGGATTGAACCAATGGTCTTCTACTAAGTTTGCTATATCGTTTGCTAGTTTTTCTTCTTTTGTCATATTCCGCCTCCCTTTGGATTATATCAGAGGGGCTGGCTTTGCGCCAGCCCCACCGAATAATTATTTAGTTGTTTGATGATGACTTACGTGCAGCAGCTTCAGAGATGAAATTAATTCCGCTCTTCTCTGCCTCCTGGATAGCTGTCTTTGCAGCTCCAGAGAAACGACCACGGGCTCCGACTGTGATTCCCTTGGACTTTAGATATGCTCGCTTTGTTGTTGTTGTCATTTTGGATCCTTTCTATTGATCACCTTTATTATATATTGTTTCGGGGAATTTTGTCAATACCCCGTAAGGAAGCTATTTGCCCCCCACAATAATCCCTGATTCCATACTTGGATATTCATCTGATGTATCATCATTTAGATATACATCTGTTGCTTCGATAATGTCGTCTATGTCCATTTTGTTCCATTTGTGAGATTCAAGGCTATTTGCTATATCTATAGCTTGGTATTCATCTTTAGCATCTACCTCTACCCAGTAATCTTGGAACTTCCGCCCAAAGACTCTAAATGTCTTCATCTTCGTCCTCCTCTAATTCTTCCATGATTCCCTGATCAATCATCCAGTCCCGTACAGATTCAAACAGGTCCTCTGTTCCGTATTCAAGGGAGAACCCGTTCTTGTCTGCCTGTGTCCAGAACAGTTTCCAGAGTTCTTCCTCATCAACTGTGACGCAGTACTCATCATATCCGCCCTCCTGAACATCCCTGTAGAGGTCCCTGGTCACATCCCAAACATATACCCAAACCAGGGGTTGGCCGACAGGAAGTATGCTAATCTTTTCAATGATATCTTCGATGTCACGATATACATCAAGCATACGTGTGCGTTCTTGTAGGTCCATTTCAGCCATTCTTCTTTGCCCTTTCGTTGATTGCAAATGCTAGTTGATAGGTTAATGTATATACAGCAGTCAAGGCGTCCATGTAGCCTTCGTTGTACAGCCGCTCCACAGTGTCATCGTAATTCTCATCTGAGCCCAACTCATTTGAGTTCTGCAGAAGAGGCACAAGGACCTGCTCGCATTCATACATCATGTTCTTCAATTCACCATGAAGAATGTCTGTGCCTGCTTCACCAAGGTCTATTAGTTTTTGCAGGCGGGGTTCAAGAGTAGTAGTATTCATCATGCCTCCATTATATCTTGTGCCACTGACAATAAATGACGGGTTGCCTCAATTTGTCCAATTAATTGATTATACTCATAATCAAGAGAACGGAACTCATTTGACTCCTGCTCCTCAAATAAATCCATTTCATCAGAAAGCTTTTCCCTATCTTGTTCTAAACTAAGTAGGTGTAGTCCCATGTATTCGATTAATTGATTAGACATTTACTACCTCGTATCTCTGAGTTAATCTATCATAATATCTTGCTGCTTGGCAGGTACAGGTAAATACACCTGGTACATCTGAGCATTCCCATTTATGTTCGTGCATTAGTCAAAATACCCTTCTGCCCATAGGCCTTGTAAGAACGATAAACTTGTTTTAAGTCCGCCTAGATTTCTATCAGAAATTGAAGGGGTCTGAGAAGATTCTTCAATCTGAATAACTTCTTCTAATGAATCGATCATTATATTTAAATCCTCTAAGTCATAACCTAACATTATGCCTCCTCATCATATTCTAGATAGTATTGGTCCCCTGGTTTTAAATCATAGAATAGATTAAACCTACCCTTTAAGTAATTGTTATCTGCCATTTCTGCAAATCTAAAATCTGCATACAGTTGCCCTTCATCTAAATTGGAATTAACCCAGTCTTCGACTAGCATTTCTCCAATCTCTTGATAAGTTGCGTCTATTACCATTTGATTTTCATTCTCTAAGAAACTCATGCTTCCACCTTTTCTGTAGTTTCCAATAATAACATATGGGTCTGACATTCTGCCATAGCCTCTTCATCTCGCCATGAACCCTCATTGCATTCAGAGCAGAATTGACCACAGTCATTCTCACAATACTCAACACAATCATAAGATTGGCAAGCATAGCAACGTGTTTCATAACTAATTAGTTCTTTTACATCACCACGGACAATCTCATATTCTCCGCCCCAGCCTGTTTCTTCTTCATACTCCAATGTAAGGAGAGAGTTAGGAACCATGTTAGATAGTTTAGTTAGAATTGTAATTGCAGGAGACCATGCAGTCTCATATTTATATACAAGCCAGTTGTCATCGCCCTCAGACTTATATTCAATTAGTTCTGTGTTTGGATATTCATCTTCATCACGGACAGCCACATCCCATTTAGTTCCCCAGTTGGAGTTGTTCCATGAATACCAATCTTTCTGAGTTTTAGCAAACTCAACAGACTTGCGGAACCAATCAGGGTCATTAGTATCAATACCACCACGTGAAGGCTGGCAGGCATATTCCTCATCAGTAATGCCGTCATCCTTATATGAATGAATGTTGAAGAAAGCAAAGACAGGATTATTATATTCAACCTGTTCAATTTTGGTGGGGAATCCCATAGATGAAATATCACCCATACCAAATGTCTCTTGTGCTAATGTAAATGGACGATTAAGTCTATCCTTGATATAATCAATCTCAGACTTAGGTCCTTGAATTGTTAATGTGTTATATACCCAGTTTGGCATATTAATATCCTTTCGTTGATATGACCCAATTATATATCAGACCACCGACAAATGGAATACATTATTGGTGTGTTTCACACCACATTTTCCAGCTTTGTGGTCAAGATCACCAAATTTCAGGCAAATTTCTATTGACTCCGTAAAAGAGATAATGTACCCTCTGTTTTTGCGGGCATAAGAAAAGGTCCCCCTCGAAAGGGGGACCTATAAGGCTGCAGGGTAGAAACGAAAGGAAACATCCCGCTTTATTTAACGACTGGGTTTGAACCTAATAGCCGCACCTTGATATAAGAAGGGCCAAGGCAAGGCCCTTTTATATTATACCATAGCAAGAAGAGGTGAGTCTGAGTACTTCTCACAGAACGTTGCGAGGTCCTGTGTAAAGATTGCTTCATTGCTCATTCCACGAACTTTGTTATCCGTGTTTCGGAAGTCATCTTCCTGATGAAGACTGAACGTCCGCTGTGTAAAATCAATTACGGGAATCTTGTGCTCGTTGTCGCCAATCTCATTTACATGCAAGCCCCATCCAGTTTCCATGGACCATGTCTCGCCAATCATGTGACTGATAGCAATACGTGTTGCATATGAAGGGTCTGACCAACGTGGCTGTGCCTTTGCTACAGCCTCTGCTAGATTAGCAAGCATTTGATTACCAGCCCAGTGTCCATATAGAACGATTGATTCTCCATTTGGTTGTACAAATACGAAGTTTGCTCTGTTACCCATTTTATTCCGCCATTTCTGTTAGTTGTGTTGTTTCTTCTACCTTATTCAATTGTATAATTTCGTAGGCCTTCTTGTCAAGGGCCTCTTTGTTTTTATTATAATGGTGCCCGCAGAAAGCTAGCTCACCATCTAATAGTTTAATTAAATACATAGCTTGGGCGGAACCACATTGGTCGCAGCCAATCCATCTATTTAGATCTTCCGTTGTCATAGGTTATTCCCTTCAATCATATCTGCAAGACGGTCAAGCAACCAGGTATCGATATCATGAATATCAATCTCCCGTAACTTCTCAATAATTTCCTCACGAGCAAACTTATACCCGTCATCAAAACCATCTCTGTAGTCAGACATTTTATCTCCTAGTAACCTGTTGTTTCATATTCGCTAAAATAAGTTTCTTTTAAATTAAACTTATCTCTAATGCGACTTACCTTCTCAATACTACCAGTTCCAATATTGAAAGTCAATGGTCCAATTAATTGAGGGTCTAGTCCAGTTATCTCGGCATCCCAGAAGGCCCTTTTCAGGGCCAACTGAGATGGAGCAGTTAATTCAAAATACATCAGTAATTTACATCCGCATCTTCAACATCGAATGACTCAATGATAACGTCTCCATGCCATGAATCTACAGTTAGATTGTCTTGCAAGAAGTAACGGGCATCAAAGTCTTCAACCTCTTCTAGAGGGATATCATAAGATACTTCGACATTTACAGTTGCAGTAATTGTAACTGTTTGCTTTGGCTCGTGACCAAGGATTTCGCATAGGTCGTTAAGAACCTCAGACTTTTCATAGTTAGGGTTGTACCAACCATCGGCAGACAAGTTATCAAGAATCTTGCTAATCTGTCCATTGCTAATTGCCAACTGGTCCTGCAGGCGACGGTATGAATCAAGATGAATCTCTAATTCATTTACCTTTATTGTAGGGTAAGTTACCTCGCCATTATTAATTGACTTATATGTTACCAATGTATTGGCATCATATGAGTATGGAGCAGTGTTTGTTGTTTCCATTTGTTCCTCTTTCGTTTGGTTAGTGGATGATTCTACCACATCGGTCTGACACCACACAACTGCAGAATCATTGCAATTACAGGTTGGGTCCTGAAAATGAATTCCCTTGGACACCACCTCGATAGATGCATCGCAGTTTGTACATACATACCAATATGATTTGAACATGGCGCTATTATAGTGGATGCCACTGACAAATGTCTAGCTTTTCAGGGAATTAATTTGTGATTCGTAACACATCCAAGCTGCCTTTACCCTTTGGGGGCCATCTCACATATTAAGATGCGATTCGTACGGGACTTGAACCCGTGATCTCTACCGTGACAGGGTAGCGCTTTATCCAACTAAGCTAACGAACCAAATGGTGAGCAGTTTTAAATCTTGCTCAGGATTTTTTTTATTTAGAAAGTTGCAACCATTCGATACAACTTATTTTTTTCTGCGGTTAAGATTGGGTCAAAACCACTTGCACCCGCCATTAAGGATTCTGAATTTCCACGAGATGTGCGGAAATAATCTAGGCGTTCAGTTAGCGCATTGAATGCACCCCACTTTGTGCCCTTGATGTTAGCGTTAGTTGGTGAGTTATGATAAAGGTCATCAATTAGAACAACCTTATTTTCCCACTTCTTTAGCGCACCCTTAGAATCCTTTTCAGGCTTAGGATAGATTGTCTGAATCAACTTTGAGAATTCAGCGTCAGTAATTGATTGAGTGTAGAGTGCTTGTGCTTGCTTTTCGAATTCATCGAAATAACCAAGAGCAAGACCAAGAGTCTCACGAGCAACTTGAATGCGACCTTCAACAGATTGCGTGTGGCGAATCTTGAAAGATTGCTTTGCGCTTTTCATTGCAAGGTTTAGAGTATTTTGGCAAACTACACGAACAGGTGTAACCGCTGCTTGAACAGCAACAGACCCGTCATGAGATGTCCATACGATAAGATAAAGTTTTGTCTCATCGTTAGCGCCTTGTGGGTCAAGAACCATTGTGCGAGGAATATCTACAGTTCCGAACACAACTTTGCCCTTCTTAAGAGAGCCAGCAGATTCCCAACGGCAGTCAGCATTGGCGTCGTGAATAGCGTCTGCGAATGCAAACAATTCTTCATTCTGCACAGGCTTGTAACGCTTACCAACAGTTGCAAGAACATCAGTTCCGCCATTGAATGGATTATCACGAATAACTAATTGAGCATTTGAAACATCGTTCCATTCTTCTGAAATGTGCTCAGTTAGTGGAGATAAACGAACATTCCAATTTGCTAACTTTGCTTCTTCAAGCATTGTTGCGGTTGTAACTTCCTCATCTTGTGAGAAGATTCGGTTAGCGAGATTGTGCCATGCAGGGGCACCACGAAGAGCAAAAGCAACTTCGCCATTTTCGACTTCGAGATTGTGAGCCATGTTTTTCCTTTCGATTGATTGATGGATTGAGTATAACATAACCGACTGACATTTACTAGTCTAGATAGTCATTTGTCCGAATTGTCTCGTGTGATCATTCTCACAAATTTCAGGAATTATCCACAGCTTGTCGTAAGCCTGTGGAAAACCCCGCAGCTATTGCGGGCCTACTCCTCTTCTACATCATCCCAAATTTCAGGATCCACTGTTTTTAAATATTCCAGGGCAGCTGCACGTTCTTCTGCATCTCCCATTACTGTCGACATCAAAGCTGAGTAGTACCGCATTTAATTCTCCTTACTTATAAAAACTCATTGGCAATAACATTGCAACTGTCTTCTTGTTTGTTTTTGTGTCATACTGATAAGCACGAATGTCACCATCAAACTTATGCAAGTTGTTGCGAACTAGTTCGCCAAGTTTGTCTCTATTAATTTTATTGTTCATTGGAATAGTAATATCGTTTTGCTTTACATCATCATAGATTTCTACACGATAACGAGTTTTCATTTTGTTGCTTTCTTTAGTAGGGATAGGAATTATAGCATTGGGGGCTAGAGGTTGTCTAGCCCCCTGCTAATTATTTAGAGATACTTAGCAATTTGCTTCATTGTAGAAGCATTTACTGTTTCCTCATCTGTCATCTTTAGAATTGTGAGAGCATTTGTGATGTCCTCTACAATTTCATTGTATGTGTGCTGGTGCATGATTGTGAAATCACGCTCAGGCTCTTTAGGGAAATCGCTTTCCTTTACAATTAAATCAAAATCAACATTGAGAGAGTTGTTCCAAGAGCGATAGTTGGTGCGGAAGTTTTCTGCTTTCTTGATGTTTGCAATAGCAAAATCTTGAACTTCCTTACGCCACTTCTCTCTTGACTTCTCATACTTCGCTTCGTTTGCACCCTGCTCAGCATAGTCTTTCTTGATTGTTGCCAACTTTGTTTCCAAAGCCTTGATTACCTTTGGTGTTGCCACCTTTACTGTGATTGCTCTTGACATTGTGTGCCTTTCGTTTGTTTGGTTGAGTTGTTATTGTAGCAGAGCCCACCGACAAGCGGTGAGCCCTGCTGTTTGTTTATTTAGTTAGCAGGTGCAGAAGTCCAACGCTCTTTGCCATTTACATCTAGCAAGATACGATTAACTCCGCTTGGGTGATTATCAACCGCCTTGATAACGCCTGTAACACCGCTCTTGATTGTTGTGTATGTCTGTCCGATTTCCATTTTTTCTCCTTCGTTTGTTGTTTGGTGAGTATTATACACTAGCCCACCGACATTTTCTAGTTTATTTAGTGTGAGGTTAATCACACTCAGGTAGCCACACATCTAAGTGGTGCTGTTCGACTATGGCTGAAGCGGGTGCGTAGTTACTTCCTCGATAAGATACGCCTTCAGGCATTTCGATCATTCGGTTATAGTCTTCTTCCCAATAAGCGTCAATAGCCTCGATGCAAGGCTCGACCATTGATAGCGGAACGGGCGGGTAATGATTACCCTGTAAGTGATAACCTAATGCTACTTCTAAGTCTAATTCGTTAGCAAGGTCTTGCGCTGTTGTGTATCCCATTATTCGTTCTCCTCTAAGATAGTTTCGGATAGGTTGTCCATTTCATCTAGTGCCTCTAGCATTTCTGTTAGTTGCTCTTTTGTAAGCAATACCTGAGTAACTCTATCTGCTACTTTAGCGGCTACTGCTGATGAATACATAAATAAGTATTTAGCAAAGATTTCATCTGAGAGTTCATTTCGGCGTGTGTGTAGTTCGCCTGCCATGCCCATTATGTCCTCGTCAAAAATACTTTCTTTTGTTGCGTCTAATACTTCGATAGCGGTTGATAGCATTTGTTTCCTTTCGTTGTGTGGTGGGCTAGATTATACACTAGCCCACCGACAAGTTACGCTAGGGCTAGGTAAGCCTGACCGAAGCCGTCATTAACACGGTCTAGCTCGTCTTGAATTTCTGATTTAGACATGAGAGAGACTTTTCCGATTAACTCACGGATAGCGCCCTCGTTCATAGAATTAAATACTTGGGTAGGTACTTTTGAAGCCTGCTGATACATGCTACCATTAGGGTCAAGCATAGATACGAATTCTACGCCATCTACTGCGAATGGGAATTTAGCCCAGTTTGTTGTGTCTATCATTTTTTACCTTTCGTTTGTTGATAGCGCTATTATAGCCGAAGCCACCGACATTTTGCATTTGAGTATCGGCGTGTCGTAAATTAATTTTGTGATTGATCTCACAAAATCTGGGGCGTGTCGTAACTTGACGTAAAGCAGGTCTTGCCCCCACAGCTTTTGCGGGCAATTAGTTGAAAATTCAACTAATCCCAAAATCGTTGTGAGCCCACAGCGGTTTTTTTATGTTTAGTTTTTCTTGAATATTTTTTCTTTGAAGGAATTGGAGTTGCCGCATTACTGCGGCGAATCTCCAAAACTTTTTTTATTCTTTCTTTATTTGGTATTTTCATTTTCTGTCCTTTTCTTTTTTAATTTGATAAACTTTTAATTTTGTAATTGCTTGCTTCATAAAAACGATTTGGGTTAAATCGTGGATTATCTTTTGCAAACATCTCCGCAAAATCTATAACCATTTTAGAAAAAACTGCTGGGTGAGTTTTGTCGCTTACATAGTTTAGAATTTCGGCGGTTGCTACATAGTCCTTGCGTGTCATCATTTTTGTGTAACCTTTCCATTTCGATAGAAGTTCTTAGTGTGCATTTTACCATTAGGCTCTGACAAATTATAAGTTGCGTATTCTTTTGCATCTCCATAGTCTGAGCATTTGTCAAAAGTATGAACGGCGGTTAGAGCGTCTGCAAATTGGTGGGTTGATACCTTTTCGCCATCATATGCAATAGTTAATTTATACATTAGATATTCCAATCTTCTATGGCGCATTCACACGCCTCTACATCATAATTGTTTTCATCTCCCCAAAATAGGAAGCCCGCACCGCCACATTCATCACATGCAACGGCGATAATTTCTGAGATATTGCCCATATTAGTTTTCCTTTCCTGTTGTTGTTGAAATTGTAGCAGATAGCACTGACAAGGCTTCCGCTTTGCTTGCTTCACGCTGAGCGATCACATGCGCTTTGAATTCTTCTAAGTTCATTAGATAGCACCTTCCTGAAATAGTCCGATTTCTAAATCTAGCATTTCTGCGGGTGTTGCTTCAGATAAATCAACCCAGCCCGCACCTTGCTCATCAAGTCTAAAAATTTCAATGTATCCCATTTAAGTTTTCCTTTCGTTAAAAAATTTGGTGTGAGTTCTTACTTACGACATTGGGCGAGAACACTCACGAAACTGCCCCTGTTTCGATTTTATTTAATCGGGATTTTTTACGGCAACTGTTCGATAGGTTGTGCCATAACCGCTATTAGGTGAAACCTCTACAAGATAAGTTTCGCAACCTTCATACCAAATTGGTTGAGGGTGTTTTTCTGCTGAGATAATTTCTCCCTGCAAAGTGTTTGAGTAGTAGTTTTTGCCTACAAGTAGGCTTTCGATAGTATAGACATTTGCTGACATTTAGTTTTCCTTTCGTTATGTCTGAAATTATACATTAGGGGTCTGACATTTTCAAATCCAATCTCAAATTTTGAGACGGATTTGATGTGATTTACATCACAAGCAATTTATGCAATTGCAAGACTTAGAACGGATAAGGTAGCGGAACAACTCTAGGCGAGTTTCCTTATCTAAACCATAAGAAGACTTAACGCCTCCATTGTGGTATTCATGCACGATAGTAGAGAATAGAGTTTCTGTTAGTTGAGTCATTTTTGACCCCTTTCTTTTTTAATCTTTATACTAGGTATTCTAGCAGGGGGGTCTGACATTTTGAGGGGTATAAATCGGACATTTGCGACTTTGTGAGCCACATCACATGTGGTGTGCGTCACAGTGTGATGCAAATCTCAGGGTTTTTTTGCGACACGCCGTAATTCGACTTGACAAGCCCGCAAAAGATGCGGGCGGATCAGCTTGAAGTCAAGCCGACACGCCGCTAGATCCGTGTGAGTTACATCTCTTCTTTCTCTCGCATTGCTAAGCGCCACGCCCAAACTAGGGCGGGAATTCCGATTAGTAAATAGAGCGGGATATTAGCGTAGAGCCCTAAGAAATCGGAGTTTATATATAAGAATTCCCATGTAATTTCAATCTCCATTTACTTATCTCCAAACATGTCGAAAATTTCATCAACCTCTTCATCTGTTAAGTGGTCAATCTGTATAGCCTTAGCAAATCCGAAAACATCTTCTTCTTCTGCCATCATTTTTTCGTACATCTCCTCTTCTGCTAGGTGTGCGTACATGTCGCTTACATCTGCTTGAATTGTATCCCATTTAGTCATTATTACTTACCTACCTTTATAGATTGAACATTAGCGGAAAACTTTACTTTCTTACCTAATTCGCTAGCGTTTAGCGTGTCGATTAGGTGGTCAATAGCCTTGATTTCATGGGCTACATTGTCGATAGATAGTAGGCGAGAGCCTTGCCAGATTGAGTAAGTGATTGTCATTTATTGTTCTTCTTTCGTTAGTAGTTATTTTGTTATGTCTGTAAGACTACACTAAGGCGGTGACATTTTCAACCTTAGCGGGGGTGTGTCGTGTGTGAATTACCTCACACGATTTTCGAATACCCAACGGCTTTCGTTAGGTGTTAAGTAGCGGTGAGAGATAAGACCCTCAGAGGCTACCATATAGACATAAGCCTTACGGCTAATGTAGTTACCATTAGCGAGGCGGAAAACCTCATTAGACTTAGTGTTACTACTAGCCATTGAGTGGCTAGGCTCTACAATTACGGAAATAGTATTCATTAGGATTACTCCCAACTTCTAGTAGTAGCGATTACTACACGCTTACTAGGCTTGTAGTTTTCTAACTCTTTCAAGTTAGCCTCAAGGATATAGTTATCCTTTTCTACTAGGTCAAGATATGACCAAGCCTTTTGTTCGCTATCGAACAAGATACCTAGACAAGTACCGAAAACATTACTTTCAGACTTACTTTGAATTTTATAACTTAGTGAGAACATTTTGTTCTCCTTTCTTTTGTTAAGTATTTCTTAACTTCTTATACCTATAACTATACATGGGGGGACTGACAAATATCAAGTCGAAAAACGGACATTCGAGACATTTTGAAAAATAAGTGTGTGATTAGCATCACATTTAGCCCTTTTATGGTCGCTCTATCTGGACAAAACGGACATTTTAAAATCCTGCATCATACATATTAAAATTATATTAACATTTTCATAGATCTAAATACTAGTTGACTAGAATATTGTCATTATGCTATAATACTCTTAACAGCAATTCGACGGAAGAGCTGGTGTATGGCAGAATATCTCTTACTGTTACAACGGGGAGAAATGCACAAATGGCCTTAACGGGTAAAGTTAGTAACTTAAACATTTGGTAAGCTCAAAAGCGGATCAACCAGAATCCACAGTAACTTGGCTTTGATGGTAAAAGGCAATCCATCTACACACTATAACCCTAGAGCAATCTAGGGTTTTTTAGTATAAAAAATTTTTTTAACATTTTATAAATCTAAATTTATAGTCGACTAGAATATATTATATATCTCTATAATATTATTAAGCTACTAGGATCAAAAAAGTTTTTATTTTTTATTGACTGACAAAAATCCGATATGTTACAATTGAAACCTTGAACAGTTTTCGGAGATAGTATCAAGGGTTTAAACTTCAAGGCGGAATGACGGAAGTGTAGCATATACTTTCAGATTCGTGCAGTGGCTCTCTAGAGTTCAACCATTGAAATACGAGCTTATAACTTGCTATTTATGGGGTTCCTTTAGTTTTTACTAATAAAGGGTATAGGGTTTCTATTGCAAAAATCTGGAAGTATCCAGAAAAAACAAATATTATATATATAATATATATAATATATAACTATAGGGAAAATAATGCCAAGAACTGTACGTAGTAATTGTATTTGTGGAAATTTGCAGGAATCAAAAGGGCGGGTAGATGGAAAGCAAGTATTTGGTCGTCTATGCTCAACATGTAGAAAGAACCGTAAAAGAGGTCTACTCTATCTAAAAAAGAAGGAATGTGAACTATGTGGTTTTCAAGCTGTTCATCCTTCTCAGATCGATATAGACCATATTGACGGTAATCATTTCAATAATGACGAAAGTAACCTTCAGTCACTATGTGCAAACTGCCATAGACTTAAAACTATTCAGAATAATGATCATATGTCATTTATGAAAAAGGAGGAACCATGTCAGGCTTCCTAGAAAATCTCGAAAACTTCATCTTTCCAGATGATGAACCAGAGAAGATTCAATATGAAAGTTCAGTCGACCAGAATATGATAGATCTTCTAGGTCCTTCTAATTGTGAATGCGGGAAGTGTAGATGTTAAAGCGTTATGTTCAGATCTTTGCCTGGATATGTATGATATCTTACTTAGTGTGGTTATATGTTTGATATCTCCACAATCCCGCCGATTTATATTAAGCCTAGAGTAACCGATAGATTCGAGATTCGAGATACTGGTTACGAATTTGAGCTTTGGGTTGAGGGCGAAAGATGGATGAATGTTGCACATAAAAATAATGAAACCATAAAGCAGCTATATAGCCATTATGATATAGCATATGGCAAAGTGCTCATAACTGGTCTAGGCTTTGGTATATCTGCCCTTTGGGTAGCTTCTAAGCCCTCTGTAAGCCACGTTACCGTGGTAGAGAAGAACCCTGAGGTAATTGAAGCTTTTCTGGCCTCTAACCAAAAACCAGAGAATATGACCATAATTTGTGAAGATGCGAATGTGTTCTCTACCGACGAGCACTTTGATTGCATTTTATCTGATCACTTTGAGAATGAATACTACCAAGACATTTTGGACTCTATGCACTCTCTTGTAGAAAGAGTTCCTAATCATGATGTAGTTTGGTTCTGGCCACTGGAACATATATATGCAATTTTTACTATACTACAATGTGGCAAGTGGAGCGAGCATGTTCACTATGATGCATTTAGATATTTCTTCTATGAATCTGATTGGCTCAAGTACAATCCTATTGTAGCCGATGAGAAATGGGATATCTTCAAAAGGCTTCATCTGGAGAAGATTAAGATTGCAAATCCTAAGGATGAATGGTTTAATACATATTACAATAATTTAGGATATCAACAAGTTATAAATAGGTAGCTTCTCTCGCCGCCGCAATTTTTTTTCGATTTGGCACTTATTGACGGCAATTGCACTAAATAGTATTATAAAAACATTGGACCATAGCTCAGTCGGCAGAGCGGGAAGCTGTTAACTTCTAGGTCCCTGGTTCGAGTCCAGGTGGTCCAGCTTAATCCACATAGCTCAGTTGGTTAGAGCCCCGAACTCATAATTCGGTAGTCGTTGGTTCGAGTCCAACTGTGGATACTAAGCCCTTATAGCCCAGCGGTAGAGGCACACGACTTAAAATCGTGACAGCGTTGGTTCAAATCCAACTAGGGGTACATAGAAAATTTACTATAGTACAATTATCTTGTATGAAGACCGAAAAGGTTTCTATTGCTAAACAAAAAGCTAATTTGGCAAAGTATATACGAGAGTATAAAGAACGCCATCCATGTGCCGATTGTAAGATACAGTATCCCTATTATGTTATGGACTTTGATCATGTTCGTGGGATAAAGCACAAAAATGTTATGGAACTAATTCCTACATTGTCTAAAAAGAAAATTGATGAAGAGATAGCTAAATGCGAGGTTGTCTGTTCAAACTGTCATAGGGTAAGAACCCATATGCGTAAAACTGCTAAGAGGTCAGCTTAAAAGGGTTTTCTTTTTCTATAAGCTCTATGCAATGCCATTGGCCAAGTAAATAGCTTAGAAGCTCTCAAAGCCCACTTTAAGAAAAAAGACTCTATCTGTTTTTGCATCTGCATCTCTTTAGACTCATTACGATAATGGTCTGTATGAAAGTATGGGCTCTTCATCATTTTTGAAAATTCATGTGGTGTCATTTTATAACCTATCTGTAAAGTATGTTCCGTTTATGTAAATCTTTGAAGCAGTAGTTAGAGTATAAGGGCTTGCTCCAGTTAATATATACTCTCTTACTGGCTTTGGTGTTGGAGTATCTCCTGCAAGCCAATGTAGATCCAATGTTTGAGATCCTGGTTGATGATCTACATTAAGAATTATGTGATTGTCTAAATCTGGATTAGGGCTACCTACGGGGTTATACCAAACCCAGCCATTAAAATGCTGCATCGTCCCAGCATGAGGAGGATAAGGCAAATCTACCTGTAATTGTCCTGTTCCAAAGTTAGTTACTGTGCTTAGGTTTATTTGTATCCAGAATGTTATTAAATATCCTTGTTTTACATATGCTGATCCATATGTCGGATAGTTTGAGTTTGTACCAGTAAATGTTAATCCTGTAGCTTTAAATTGAGGACTCCAATGAACTGGAGGCTGTGCAGGTATTGGTCCTGGATTTAATGTGTTCATGATCTATCTATATTAAATATGGCTACAGATACTCCAGAATCTCCGACTGCCCATATATCATCTGATGACGCAAGTTCAATTGTATATATCTGTCCTGGAAATAGCTTTATTCCATAATCAGAAGATGTTACCCCATATGCACCAAGATATGCAAATCCGATATCGGAAACATTTTGAATAGACATAGAATTTCTTGCATCAGTATTTTCTCTAACTACTAGATTTACTGCAGTAGAGTTTAATGCTTGAATTTTATGACGAGACTTCATATTTCTTATTATACCGCCTATAAAGCACAAAACCCAATCAGAGGCGGATCCGATTGGGTCTTGTGGTGACTTTCGTCACATACCTGGAGCGTAAGCTACGACAGGTACATCTAATTAAGCGTCAAAATTAATGACGCCCTTGCTTGCTAGAATGTCATAAATTCCAGCGCACATGTGCTTTAGTTGAGGTTCCATGGCTAGGATCTGCTTTTCCAGTTCCGCCAATTGGACTCCTTCCATATTAACAGCGGCAAGACGATTATCGTTATTAATCTTCTCTACCATTAACATGACAACTTGATCTTTTGTCATTTGTTATCCTCTTCTACTTGTGGGCTATATGCAGGATTAGGGCCCAATAAATAACCCTGCTCATGATATTGTATCATTTTTTCTACGTCTTCGCTACCCACTATTTTATTAGCCATTAGTGTAAGAAGATCGTAAATCCTATGGAGCATAATATAATTTACCATAGGCAAATTTGATTCTAGATCGTCAGTCTTCTGTTCTTGGTTGTTCTGTTCCATCATCAATTACCTTTCTTGTAATTTTACTTCTTGATCTTTTAAAATAATTAATTATATCTATTCCGTCTGCATCACAATATATAGTTTTAAAATCAATATCTGTTCTACCAGCTTGATTTGCGTAAACTAAAAAGTCTTGTGACTTGTCTGTGTGAATAGATATCATTGTTGTGTCTGGTCCACAAAATGAAGCATTAATAAATCCGCTTCCAACCAAAGAAACCACAACCTCAGCAGAGGTTATTTTTTTAATTTGTTCCTGCCAAATATAATCTTCTTGATTAAATATTTCAAATCCCTGGCTTTTCATGTATGCTGTGAGGCGTTCTGAGTTTTCTATGCTTCTATCTGCAAACGTTTTGCTGTCTCGTGTAATAAATATTTTTCTTCCAGGAATTACCTTGCTAATTAAGGGTCGTAAAGCATTTTTTAAAACATCGTAAGCATCTGCATGTACCCAAGTTGTAAAATACATAAGAGGGAATATTATATATGCGTTTTCAAAAATTAAATCTTTCATTAAATATGGAACACTTGATCTTGTTCTTTGATGGGCAGGACCAGAATTAAATCCTAAGCCAAATTTTGCTCCAGCATCTGTATAGTAGAACAGATAGCTACTATCTGCAGAAAATTCTTCACCAGGCTTAACATATATGCATTCATAATCTAGTCTAAAATACTTTAATATATCAAGCCAGTAATGTATAGGCTGGTAGCCCTTATCATCATTTCTGTTCATTCCATAAAAGTTCTTAGTTTCTGGATCTATTGGCTGAGCAGCAGCTAAAATTATTTTAAAGTTTTCACCACTTTGCTTTAAAGATATAATTTGAGGCAGTATCTCTAGCATGTCATGAAAGTATTTACAAGTTGTTTGAATGAAGAATGTATTTTCTCCGTAATGCTTTTCTGTTTTTCCAAATTCATACGGAACTAGCCTAGGAGTAACAGTCCTTACAGGCATACCAGTTGTTTTGTACTTTAAGTTTTTTGCTTTTATCCAAAAACCACAATTTCCAAATTTTCCAACTTTTTCTACAAAGTCTTTAGATTCAATCTCTTTAATTAAATTGTTTCTTAGTTCTGGATCAAGTATGTAGTCGCCTTTTAAATTACCTATTGCCATTTACTATCTTTTCTAGATTGTTATAAACTTCAATTCCTATGTAATTCTTATAATTACAGGAAATACAATAAAAAAATATATTGTCTTCTAAATCTTGGTTACAGAAGAGAAGGCCTTGATCCATTGGACATTCAATTCCAGGAACAAGACCTTCTCTCGCTAGAGTAAGATATTCAGATACCACTTGTATCTTCATTACTTACTCCTATCCTTGATAAGGGAATTCTGTTAAAAATTCCTTATAGCGGGCTCCATTTAATGAAGACCATGATGACCAATCTTCTCCGCCCTTGGTCATATAATACGTTATCTCTGCGTTTATTACGGGATCAAATAAAAGTACATTCGATCTTAATTCAAATTTTTCTTTACGATCAATGCCGAGTTCACCCAACATATTAATCTGAAAAATTCCGTAGGAACTGTCTCCAGTTTTCCTGTTACCATTGTAAGCCATAGGTCTAGAGTTAGATTCTGACTTAGCAATAGCCCAAGCCTGTTTAAGGGCTTTTCCTTCAAAGCCTACAGCTTGCAGAAGCTCTTTAAGCTCTTTGTCTGTAAGCATCTCAGAAGGCTTGTATACAGTATTGCTGTATTTCTCTAAGGTTTCTTTCTTCAGTTGTTTTTCTGTTTTCATCAATTCTGGTTTTGTAACCAGAGCTTGAGTTTCAGTTGGTCCTGGCTGGACACCAAATAGAAATAATGTTATCATTCCTATAACTACCCAGTGATGAGCAACTTCGCTCAAACGTTGTTTGATATTCTCCATTGGCATTTCCTCCTTTAGAGAGATAACGAACTATAATAATAACATTACTTGACAGTAGGTGTCAAGCCAGTCGACTAGGAAAAAATGGACATTTCTTTTGCAACGCCCAGAGTTAATGTGGCAAATAAGACAGGCTACGGATATGCAACCTCATGTATAACAAAATCATTAACTGATTTAGGACACACAGTATACTATCAAGATCCAAAACCACCAGTTCAAATAAATTTTGCACAGGCATTTCAATATAAGCTACATAGGAATCAATATCAGATTAGCTATACACCATGGGAATCTACTCAATTACCAGAATCATGGTGGCCAAATATTAATTATGTAGATGAAGTTTGGACTACATCTGATTGGTGTGCAAATGTTTTTGAATCTAATGGTTTAAAGAATGTAAAAGTTTATCCTCATGGGATTGATCCAATTTGGAAACCAAAGCGCAGAGAAGATGATGGAGTAATAAAATTTCTTCATGTCGGGGAGCCAGCTCCTAGAAAAGCTGGACAGCTTGTAGTAGAAGCTTTTATAAAACTATTTGGTAATAACCCAAAGTATCAATTAACTATTAAAGCATGGAAAGAAAATTCTACACGAATTTACAATAATACAATTGATAGAAATATAGTTGGATTACCAAATCAACTTTATAGTAATATTAATATTATATATGATGAAGTAGAAGATGATGAACTTGTAAAAATATATTATGATCATGATGTATTGGTTTATCCTAGCTATGGAGAAGGATTTGGTTTTATTCCACTACAAGCACTAGCAACAGGAATGCCAGTAATCTGTGTTGAAGAGTGGTGTCATTATAAAAAGTTTTTAGGTCCTTTATCTCTAAAGTCAAGGTTGATAGATTCACCTTGGTCAATTTTGCCTGGCCAAGTTTTAGAGCCAGATTACAAACATCTTCTAGATTTAATGATGGATGTATCTTTAAACTTTAAAGCTTACTCTGGATATTATTATGCCCAGTCGACTAAAATACATGAAGAGTATAACTGGAATCAGTTGACCAATAATTCATTTAGTCATATTTTTAATAAATTTATTTAAGGCCTTCTCATCTGAAATAAAGTTTGGTAGAATATACCTTACATTCATTTTTATATTAGGCGGAAAGAAGAGGAAACCCAACAATGTCAAGAACAATTGATAATGCTTATGAGAATTTTATTGCCCTATCTAGATACGCTAGATGGATTCAGGACGAAAACCGTCGTGAAACATGGGGAGAGACTGTAGATAGATATTTTGATTTTATGCTTTCTCACCTAAAGTCAATCGGATACGTTCCAGAAAATAAGGTTGTAGAAGATCTTAAACAAGCTGTGTATGACAGAAATGTTATGCCATCAATGCGTTCTGTAATGACTGCAGGTGCTGCATTAGATCGTGATCATGTTGCTGGATACAACTGTTCGTTTGTTCCAGTTGATTCTCCAAGATCATTTGATGAAACTATGTATATCCTTATGTGTGGAACTGGTGTAGGATTCTCTGTTGAATATAAGTATGTTAATAAGCTTCCTGCCGTCCCAGAATCATTTGAAAAGTCTTCAACAGTAATTACAGTAGAAGATTCTAAGCAAGGTTGGGCAAAGGCATATCGTGAACTTCTTGCATTGCTATGGTCTGGACAGATTCCAGCAATTGACGTAAGCAAGCTTCGTCCAGCAGGTGCACGTCTAAAGACAATGGGTGGACGATCATCTGGCCCACAACCACTAATTAACTTATTTGATTTTACTATTGCAAAGTTTAAGTCAGCAGCAGGTCGTCAATTTAAGCCAATTGAAGCACATGACATGATGTGTAAGATCGGAGAGATTGTTGTTGTTGGAGGAGTTCGTAGATCAGCCATGATTTCTCTTTCAAATATCAATGATATTGAAATGGCTCAAGCAAAAGCAGGTAACTGGTGGGAGAATAACTCACAACGTGCACTTTCAAATAACTCTGTTGCTTACTCACGTAAGCCAGAGATGGAACAGTTTATAGCAGAATGGAAATCTCTTTATGACTCGAAGTCGGGTGAACGTGGCATTTATAATGTGGCGGCGGCGCAAAAGCAGGCAGCTAAGTATGGTCGTAGAGACCCTGAAATCCACTATGGAACAAATCCTTGCTCGGAAATTATTCTCCGTCCTTATCAGTTTTGTAATCTTTCAGAAGTCGTATTACGTGAAAAGGATACACCTACAACTGTTGCAGAAAAGGTACGCCTTGCAACAATTCTTGGGACTTGGCAATCAACGCTAACTGATTTTAAGTATCTTCGTAAGATTTGGAAGGACAACACAGAAGAAGAAAGACTTCTTGGCGTTTCTCTTACTGGTCAGTTTGGAAATAAGTTTTTTTCTGGAAAAGAAAATATTAAAAAGCTTGAAGAAACTCTTTCTTCTCTTCGTGAGTATGCAAGAGAGATTAACAAAGAAGAGGCAGGTAAAATTGGGATTCCTGAGTCTGCAGCTATTACGTGTGTAAAGCCTTCTGGAACAGTGTCTCAATTGGTCGGGGTTAGCTCAGGAATGCATGCATGGCATTCACAGTATTATATTCGTACAGTTCGTGGAGACAAGAAAGATCCACTTTCAACATTCTTAAAGGAAGTTGGAATTCCAGTGGAAGACGACTTTATGAAGCCAAATGACACTTATGTGTTCTCATTCCCAGTAAAGGCGCCACAAGGTGCAATTACAAGAAATGATTTAACAGCAATTGAACATCTTAATACATGGCTTGTTTATCAACGTGCATGGTGTGAGCACAAGCCATCAATTACTGTATCAGTAAAAGAAGAAGAGTGGATGGAAGTTGGAGCTTGGGTGTATAAGCACTTTGATGAAGTTTCAGGTATTTCATTCTTGCCTCATTCGGACCACTCTTATAAGCAAGCTCCTTATCAAGAAGTAACAGAAGAAGAATACTTGGAGCTTCTAGCTAAGATGCCATCAAATATTCGTTGGGAAGATTTATCTTTCTACGAAACAGAAGACGGGACCAGCGGAACACAAACGCTGGCCTGTACTTCAGATGGCAATTGTGAAATAGTAGATATTAGCTCATAATGATTCAGTTTGCTTCAATGTGGTATGGAAGCATGACTAGATTAGAAAGACTTAGTATAAACTCTTTTGTCAAAAACGGGCATACTTATAATTTGTTTTTATATGATGATATTAATGCCAAAGGGTTGCCAAAAGAGGTTGTACTGCATGACGCAAATACTATAATTCCAGAAAAAGAAATATTTAAAGATATCTTTAAAAATGACTACCTACAGTTTTCAGATGTTTTTAGAATAAAAATGATGAAAAAATATGGATATGCTTGGGCAGACCTAGATACTGTTTGTCTTTCTTCTGAAACAAATCTAGGAAGTAGCTTTTTACCTACTATGCCCAAAAAAGATCATGAGCTTACTGATAAAAAATCACTAAATAACTCAATATTTTTAATAGATAAAGATTCTAATATAATGGATGGGTTAATACGAAAGATAGAAGAATTCTCTCCTATAAAAGCGGAAAGCGAATACTCTCTTGGCCCAAACCTATTTACAGAGTTTTTTATTTCTAATCAAGATACTTATAAGGCGATGAAGTCTTATATCTACCCATCAAATATATTTTATCCAATTCATTATGAGGATGTAGAAGATATGTATAAAAAAGATAAGTTATTTTTATGCAATTTTTTAACTAAAAAGTCTTTTGCGGTACATCTATGGAGAAATTCTTTAAAAAGAAAAAAGTCTTCTATAAGCGGTATTCCATTGATAGAATCTATGCCAGAAGATGGCTCTTGGCTAGATAAAATATATCAAAAATATCTACCCTATTCAAATGAGCTAGAATGGGATACAATATAACGTGGAGGATATAAATGGCTAAATTTGCATCTATGTGGTATGGTCCAATGACTAGACTTGAAAGACTTTCTGTTAACTCTTTTATCAATAATGGTCATGAGCACCATATTTTTCTGTATGATATGAGTAATGCAGATCGTCTTCCAAAAGAAGCAATTATTCATGACGCTAACGATGTTATGCCAGAATCTGAAGTTTTTAAAGATATATATAAAAATGAATACTTTCAGTTTGCAGATATATTTAGATTAAAGATGATGAAAAAGTATGATTACATCTGGTCCGACCTAGATGTAATTTGTTTGTCTCCAGACTGGAAATGGGACAAGATGTTTATACCAATATCTCCTAAAAAACCAGACGAATTTCCTTCAAGAATTATGCTAAACAACTCTTTGTTTTATATACCAAGCAATTCGCTATTTTTAGATGAAATGATATCCATAACAGACAAGTTTAATCACAAGACTACTACAGACGCATACATGTTGGCAATGAGACTTTTCACTGAAATGTTTATCTCTAATAAGGTTAACAATAGTATTGTTAGAAAGCATTTAATTCCGCCAAATGTTATTTATCCAATACATTATCGTGATATTGAAAAAATATATATAGCTAAAGAAATTTTTGTATGTGATTTTTTAACAAGAAACTCTTTTGGTATCCATGTCTGGCGGGACACCCTAAAAAGCTCTAAGTCTGTCAGCAACAATACTGAGCGTTTAATTGACTCTGAGCCAGAAAAAGGTTCCTGGCTATACAACATTTATCAAAAACACTTGCCATATTCTAGTCATTTAGAATGGCAAAACCTATAAAATATGTTAGAATAGTATTTAGGGCAATGCCCTAATTCCTGGGCAAAGTGCCCAGTAGAAGGAGGTCTTATGAAACAAGATCTAAACAATGATGGAAAGGTAACTATGCAAGAGAAGATTCTAGCAGCGTTAGCAAGCTATGGTCGCCATTTTCTTGGTGCCACAATTGCTCTATACATGACAGGCAATACTGACCCAGGAGATTTGATTAAGGGTGGAATCGCAGCTGTACTTCCAGTAATCCTAAAGGCTTTGAATACAAACGAGCCAGCTTTTGGATTTACAAAGAAGCAGTAATATAAACGTATTGGGAAAGCTCCTGTGCTAAAATAAGCATAGGAGTTTTCCTATTTTAGGAGATACTAGCAAATGGCAGGACAAAAAAACTTTGAAGTGGATCAAAACACCACATTCACATTTACCGTTGACTACGAAGACAACGGTGGAAACCCTATTAACTTAACTGGCTCATCTGCAAAGATGCAAGTCCGTGATTCAAAGGGTGGCCAAAAATTAGCGTTTACATTGACCTCACCATCAGGCGGTATCACTATAGATGGACCTAATGGAAAATTAACCATTAAAATGACTCCTACTCAGACCAGCAAGCTGTTTTATCCAAAATCAGAATATGATCTAATGATTACTGATTCTAATTTAAATAAGACTAAACTGCTTGAAGGTTTTATTACATTGAGTAGGAGCGTGACTATTTAATGGCCGAATCAGTAAAAGTAACCGAAACTAACTATAACGTAAAAGTAACCGAAATCCCTAATAAGGTTTCTATATCTACTCCTGGCCCACAAGGACCAAGAGGTAGAACCATTCTTAATGGTGAGGGAATACCAGGAAACAATTTAGGGCTTGAAGGCGATTTTTATTATGACAAACTAACTACAAGATTTTATGGCCCTAAGCTAAACGATCTTTCCTGGACAGGTGCTACAAATTATTTGTTAAGCACAATGACAATGACATACTCCTGGGAGCTTGCACAGGTAACTGGTCCAGTTTCTGGAGTATATTCTTTAGTTATTACTCATAACATGGGATACAATCCAAACGTTACTGTTAAGGCTAGTTCTGGTGATATATTAGAAACTGGTATCGACTATAATAGTCTTAATCAAATTACACTGACAATGGCTCAACCATTTTCAGGGACAGCATATCTGTCTTAAGGGAGAAGTAAATGGCAAGATTATTCGTAACGAGTATTAACCTCAATAAAAATGAGTTGTTAAATGCTCGAATTCAAAATTTAAGCACACCGCCATCTAGCCCAGTAACAGGTCAGATTTATTATAATAACTCTGAAAACCTTTTATACTTCTGGAACGGGACAGAATGGCTTACAGCATCAGGTGACTTTGGAGATAGTAACTATACTACCCGAATTAAATTTGGTCAAGCAGTATCTCATGGAACATCTCAGTATGTTGCACATGCAGACCACACACATGATGTAGCAGATATCCTAGGAACTGCTAATCAAATAACAGTAACAAAAGCAGTTAATGGAGACGCTACTCTATCTCTACCATCACAGCTAAATGTTACAAATATTAATGCTTCAAACGTAGAGCTTTCTGGAAACCTAGATGTTACTGGAACAGCAGAAATTACTGGAGCAGCTAATTTAAATAACACATTAACTGTAGACGGACATGCAGAATTTAATGATACATTGCATTCAGACGGCGCAGCTACATTCGGATCTACAGTAACAGTAACTGGTGCCACAACACTAAACGGTACAGTAGGAATTAATGCTAATACTACAATTGCTGGAGATCTAACACTATCTGGTGGAACATCAGATCTTTCTGTTGGAGGAAATTCAACAGTAACTGGAACATCTACACTAAATGGCGCAACAACAGTAAATAATACTTTAAAGGTAACTGGCGCAGTAGATTTAGATAGCACATTAAATGTAGACGGCGCAGCAACAATTGCTGGACAGTTAACAGTAAATAACTCTCTTGATTTAAATGGAAGCGCAGACATCTCAACAGCTTTAACTGTTGGTGGTGCTACAAATCTAAATTCAACATTAGATGTAACTGGAGCAGCACAGCTTGATTCAACACTAAATGTGACTGGAAATACAACTCTAGGCGCTGATTTATCAGTAGGAGATGATTTATCAGTAACTGGAGACGCTACAGTAGGCGGAACATTTGACGCTACTGGAGATGCAACATTCGGTGGAAACGTACAAATTGACGGAAGCCTCAATGTTGTAGGATCAATTAACTCTATCAACACTACTCAGGTAAATATCTCTGATAACAAGATTAATCTTAACAGCGATATGCCAGAAAATCAGGCACCAACAGTAGATGCTGGTATTATTGTTCACAGAGGCTCTGAAGAAGATGCTTTGTTCACATGGAATGAAACATCTGATCGTTGGGAAATTGGACTTGCAAATGGCCCACAGCATGCTCTTACAAGAAAATTTGTTTCTCAAATTGGAGATGGATCGACACTAAACTGGCCAATTACCCATAATATTGGAACCAGAGAAGTAACTGTACAAGTTTATGATGCAGTATCTTATGACACAGTAGAAGCAGATGTTGTAAGAACATCAGACAATATTGTAACAGTATCGTTTGCTTCTCCTCCTCCAGCGCAAGCTTTTAAGGTGGTAATAATCGGATAATGGCAAAAAGATTTCTAACCCCTATACAATTGGCTACTCTGGAGACTCCTCCAGTAAATCCAATTCGTGGTCAAATTTATTACGATACAGCTGAAGAAACAATAAAGGCTTATAACGGAACAATTTGGTACGATGTTGCGGGACCAAAGAATATCTTGGAGCACAGTCACGAAGGTTCTGGATATGTGGAAGAAGTTCAATATTCAAACTATGTAGACGACAATAGAATCTTTGCAGATTCACAAAACATAAATTCAGTATTTATAGATAATTCAATTGATGGAGGTGGCGCAAGTGGCAATTAGAATTCAACTCAGAAGAGATACAGCAACAAACTGGACCTCCTATAATCCAATTCTTAGAGCTGGCGAAGTTGGTATTGAAACAGATACCCAAAGATTAAAAATAGGTGATGGTACATCAACTTGGTCTTCTCGTCCATACGTAAACGTCCTTCCATCAGAATTAACTGAGCTTTCTCAAGATGCCGTTAATCAAGCATTAACAGCTGGTAATGGTATTACAAAGGTTTATGATGATGCAAATAATACACTTACAATATCTGTAGATACATCTGTAATTGCTAATAAAAATTATGTTGACTCTGCAGTAGCTGGAGTTTTAGATAGCGCACCAGAGCTATTAAATACTTTAAATGAATTAGCTGCAGCAATTGGAGACGATCCGTCTTTCTTTGCTACAGTTGCTACAAATCTTTCTAACCATCAGGCAGATACAACAAATATCCATGGAATAGCTGATACCTCAAAACTAATAACAGATGATGGTTCTCAAACTCTTACAAACAAAACTCTTACAAGTCCAGTATTAAACGGAGTACCTACAGCCCCTACAGCTGTTGCTGGTACAAATACTACACAAATTGCTACAACACAATTTGTTAAGACAGCAGTAGATAATTTAATTGACGGAGCACCTGGAGTATTAGATACTCTAAATGAGATTGCTGCGGCAGTAAATGATGACCCAGCATTCTTTACAAATGTTGCAACAAATCTTGCATCACATGAAAATGACACTACCAATATTCATGGTATAGCAAATACTGCTAAATTAGTAACTGATGACGGAGAGCAAACTTTAACAAATAAGGATATTTCTGGAGCAACTAACACATTAACTAATATTCCTAATGCTGCATTAGTTAATCCTTCTATAACAATTAACGGATATGAAATATTCTTGGGCGGATCTGCGTCATATAGTACAGATAATATTAATGAAGGAACAGTCAATCATTACTTCACACCAGAAAGAGCTCAAGATGCAGTAGCACAAGCAATTGCTTCTGGAACACACTCAAATATTATAATTGACTATGATGATGCAAATAACAGATTCAGCTTTATGGCAGAAAATGGTGTTGCCGATTCTACAACAGATGACCTTGATGAGGGTATAAATAATTTATACTTCACAGACCAAAGAGCAATTGATGCAGTTGGAGGCTCAGCTACACCAGATAATGATCCTTTAACTGTAGTAAAAAGAGATGCCTTCGGAAACTTTTCAGCAAATCTAATAGACGCTAACCTGATAGGAAATGTAACTGGGCAGGTCTCAGACATTTCAAATCATAATACAAATGATTTGGCAGAAGGATTAAACTTATACTTTACAGAGCAAAGAACAAAATCAGCTGTAGCAGATCAGTTAAAAGCAGGTGAAGGTGTAGACCTTTCTTATGATTTTAATAATCAAGACTTGACAGTATCTGTAGAGTTTGCCAGCGATACAAATCCAGGAATTGCATTATTCAATTCAAATGATTTTGACGTAGATCCAGTAACAGCAGAAGTATCTATTGTAGCCGAAACTATCAAAGATATTGCTGGTGGAATTGTAGTAGACGGCGAAGGAATAAATACAGAATATAACAATGTATCAAAAACCTTAACAATTTCTGGAGAAGATGCTTCTACTACAAATAAAGGTATAGCATCTTTTGACTCAACAGATTTTGTGGTAACAAATGGAAACGTAGAGTTAAATACAGAAGGAGTTGCAGATATTGTTGGCGGAATGATTTCGTCAAACTCTGAATCTGGAATCAACGTAACATTTGATAATATTAATAACAAATTAGACTTTAATGTTAACGATCCTGTCATTACTATATCTGGAGACGTATCTGGCTCCGCAACAATGACAAATCTTGGTAACGTAGAGATATCTACTACCATCCAGCCAAACTCCGTTTCTTTGGGAGCAGATACAACTGGAAATTATGTACAAGCAATTTCTGGAACAGTTAATGAAATTGAAGTGACTGGCTCAGGATCCGAAAGTGCCAATGTTACAATTGGTTTGCCAGATACAGTACATATTGCAGACGACCTTCAAGTTGGAGGAGATGCAACAATTATTGGAAACCTTACTGTACAGGGAACCACTACAACAATTACTTCTCAAAATTTAGCAATTACAGATAAATTAATTGAGCTTGGAAATACAGCTACCCCTACAGATGCAGCATCAGATGGCGGAGGTATATTCCTTCATGGAACCACAGATAAGCACTTAGCTTGGTACGATGCTACAGATGCTTGGACTTCTTCTGAAAACTTTGATCTACATACTGGCAAGGTATACATGATCAATGAAACAGAAGTTTTAAGTAGCGATGAATTATTTGGTATTAATAAAAATAATCTTGGAAAGTTTACATCTAAGATTTCATCTTCTTGGGTTGGAACTGATGTATTAAGAGTTGGAGAGCTAGGACTAGAATCCGATACTGGAAACTTTAAACTAGGTGACGGAGTTCAAACATGGGCTGCTTTACCTTATATAAACGTAACCCCTAGTGATTTATCAAACACAGTAGATGACTACATCCCTGTTGCAGACAGAAACTCTTTAGATGGAGTTGCCGCAATAAATTCTTCTGGTGATGTATTATCTCTTAATGGCTTTGTTGCAAATAGCGATGCTACAGGAGAGCCTTCTGGAAGCTATGGTTTAATAGTTAAAAGAGGAAATCAGCCAGACGCACTTCTTTTATGGAATGAAACATTAGATAAGTGGACATATTCTGGAGATGGCGGAACAAACAATTATGCTATAGCATCTGAGCCACACGTTGCTTCAGCAATTACATCACACAAAAATGTTACACAGAATGTTCACGGAATATCTGATACAGCTAATCTTGTATATCAAGCAGATCTTTCTTCCGTAGAAGCACAACTAATTGCTGATTATACAGACTATTCTGATATATCTATTGAAACACATAGAGCAGACACAACCAATATTCACGGCATTCCAGATACATCACTTATAGTTTATTTAGATGACCTACAAACAGCAATATCTGGACTAGACTCAAGTTTAAGTCAGGACATTGTTGACCTAGCTCTTTCATCTTCCCAGGCTCTTTCTTCACATGAAGCAGACACAACCAACGTTCATGGTATAGCTGATACAAGCCAGCTAACAACATTTACATATGTTGATGGAGAAATAGCAGACCAGATAGATTCACATAATCTAGACACAATGGGTGTTCACGGAATTGCCGACACAGCCCTTTTAGCAACAGATTCAGATGTGTCTGCTGCTGCAAATCAAGCTGAATCAAATGCAAATACTTACACAGACGGTGAAATATTATCTTTAAGCGCAACACTTAATCAAGAAATTCTTGATGCAAAGAATGACGCTATAGACCATGCTAACTATGAAATTGGTCAAGAAGTTATTGCAAGAAATCAGGCAATTGCTACATCTGTTAATAACCATAACAACAGTACAACTTCTGTACATGGTATCCCAGATACATCAGTTCTTGCAACACATTCTTATGTTACATCAGAGATATCTACTCATAATTTAGATACAACAAATGTACACGGAATAGCAAATACAGCAGACCTTGCTACAAAAACTTATGCAGACAACTCTGCTACAACAGCAGCTAACTCTGCTCAGGGAGCAGCAGAAACTTTTGCAACTGGAGCGGTATCTACTCATAACCTAGATACAACAGATGTTCATGGAATATCAAATACAGCAAATTTAGTTTACACCAATGACGCAAGACTTTCAGATACTAGAACTCCAACAAATGGTTCTGTTACAACTGAAAAAATTGCAAACGGTGCAGTAACAAATGATAAGCTTGGTAGCGATATTGCAATTACCTCTATAGTAGGCCTAGAAGATGCAATTGCTTCAAAGGCCAACGCAACAGATGCCGTTATATTTGATAGCGCAACACTTCCAACAAATACAACAATTGGAAATGTTTCTTCTACAGAAATTGGATATCTTGATGGAGTAACATCATCAATTCAAGATCAAATAAATAGCAAGCTAAGCTCAACAATTGCGGCATCTACATATGCTCCAATTAGTTCACCAGCGTTAACTGGAACTCCAACAGCCCCAACAGCCTTAGCAAATACAAACACAACTCAAATTGCTACAACTGAATTCGTTACTGGTGCAATTACTAGCTTAATTAATGGAGCACCAGGGGCACTTAACACTTTAAATGAATTGGCGGCAGCTCTTGGAAATGATTCAAGCTATGCTACTACAATTACAAATGCTTTAAGTCTTAAAGCACCCCTAGCTAGCCCAACATTTACTGGCACAGTTATATTGCCAAATTCAACAATAACTACAAATATGCTTGCAGACGGATCTGTTACAGCAATTAAAATTGCTTCTGGAACAATTACAAATACAGAAATTAGTGCATCTGCAGCAATTGATCAATCTAAGATTTCAGGGTTGGCTACTGCTCTGAATTTAAAGGCAAATCTATCTTCACCAACATTTACTGGTTCCGTAACGGTTCCTACCCCTACAGCAGACACCCATGCTGCTACTAAGGGATATGTTGATTCAAAGGCGCAAGATATTATTCCTTTAGATAACATAAATAGTCAATTTGATGGATCTAGGTCTAGGTTTCAGCCTAAATACGATAATCAGATTTTATCGATTACAAACCCACTTAGACTTTTGATATCCATCAATGGTATAATTCAAATACTAGGAAATCCTGATAACCACTGGTTATCACCGATTCCTTTTGATGGATTCTACGTAGATTCTGATGGGTACCTTAACTTTGGCGAACCAGTTCCTAAGGGGTCGGTATTCGACGGAAGAGTGATGAACGGACCAACTGTAAACTCTGTAGAGAAATATCAGTACCCGTTCAGACCGATAGATATATTATTAGGAGCGTAAAGTAAATGGCAAGAAAAGTTATAATGGAAACGGCGTATACATTTACACCGACCACAAGAACAATTACAATTCCAAAAGCAATTCCAAGAGAAAGATTGCTTTTGATTACAAATGTGACCCAAAATCAGGTCATATATAATTTCTCTGATCCAAGCTTAAATGCTACAACCTATACAGCGGTTGAAGCAAATGGTACAGAATTAACTACAATTGTACTAAACTACAATACAGCATCAATGCTTACAACAGATAAGCTGTCAATTACAATTGATGAGTTTGATGAGACATTCAGACCAGCAGAAACATTGATGGATACAACCAACAAGTTCCGTGTTACACAGCCACAGTCTCTAATTGATACTGACTTTGAGTACGGTACTCAGATTACTAAGTGGGAAAATCTTGGTCTATATAACAATAGACCATTTGCGTATGCTAACGCAACACCAGTTCCAAATGTTGGATCTATTACATTCCCAACTGGTTCACAAAATGTGACAGTAAGCTTAACATCTGGTGTAGGTCCAGCAAACGGACAGGCTATTACAGTTCAGGATACATACCTTCAGGCAGCAAATGGAAACTTTGTTGTAGAAAGCGGAGGAGGAACTTCAACCTTTGTTTATAGCGCAGCTGCAAAAAATAACACCAACATTACAAGCATTTTAGATACAAACAAGACAGCAATCTACACCGCATCAAGATTTTCTGGTTCAAGAATTGGCTTTATTCCAGTAATATCTTACAGTGGTACTAGAATTGATGTAACAACAACTATTTCACACGGATTGTCTATTGGAAATGAAATTGTTGTGACTGGTGCAACAGCTACTACAAATGCTCCTAATGGTAACTTTACAGTCGCACAAATTCTAAGCCCAACAAGATTCGTATACTTCGCAGCAGCAATTCCAACAGGAACCGTAACTGGACCAATTGAAATTTATGTAAGACCTCAGTCAGTGTTCTTGCATAGACCAGCAGATGGTGGAGTTATTTTCTCAACAAATTCTGGATCTAACTACGCAGCAGCAGTTCGTCAAACACGTCGTTATTTCAGATATCAGTCAGGTAAGGGAATCCAGGCATCTTCAGGTACCATTATGAAGCCTTATGCTGGAATTGATTCAATTACTTCAAATGGAACAACAGTAACTGTTTATACAAAAGAAAAGCACAACATTCAACCAGGAACAGTAATTGCAATTGGTGGGTGTAATGAAACAGCATATAACGGTACATTTACAATTACCGACATTACTGGATTTAATTCCTTTGAGTACACAGCACTAACAACACCTTCATCAGGAGTTGCTTCTGGTAATTACTATGCTTCTATTGTAAGTTGGTATGGTTGCCAGAATAGACTTGGTTTATTTGATGACCAAAATGGTGTTTTCTTTGAGTATGATGGACAAAAGCTTTGGGCAGTTCGCAGAAGCTCAACATTCCAGCTATCTGGTAGAGTTACCGTAACAAATGGTGATGACACAGTTAGCCAGACAGACGGAACATTTAGAACATACTTTAACAAGCAGTTAATTCCTGGAGATTATATTGTTCTTAGAGGACAGTCTTATAAGGTAGATAGAATCATTGATGATACAGCCCTTAAGATTACCCCAGCATACAGAGGTGCAACATCACAATACTGTATTGCATCTAAGACAGTTGATACAAGAATTCCTCAAGATCAGTTTAACATGGATAAGGCAGACGGAACAGGACCATCACAATATACAATGGACCTATCAAAGATGCAGATGTTCTATGTAGACTACACATGGTACGGAGCAGGATTTATCCGTTGGGGTGTAAGAGGACCTAAGGGAGACATTATTTATTTGCACAAGATGCAAAACAATAACGTTAATACCGAAGCTTATATGCGCTCAGGTAACTTGCCTGGACGATATAGCTCAACAACAGTGCCTCCATATACAAACATGACAGCTACATTGTTGTCAACAGATTTGGCAATTCAGGTAGCAGATACATCTAAGTTCCCTGCCAGCGGAACTATTGTTATTAGAGATAATAACAATTATGAATACGTTAACTACTCAGCAAAAACAGCAACTTCGTTTACTGGTCTAACCAGAGCAAGAGCTGGAATTGGTTCCTACGCAGGACTAACAATTAATGCTGGAAGAAATAAGGGAACATTGGCAAACCCAGCAGATGCTAATACTTTGCAAATAGGTATGCAGGTTGTTAGCCAAGACTTCCCAGACGGAACATATATTTCTGCAATCAATGGAACACAAATTACCTTTAGTGGACCAGCAGCAAACAATAATCCAGTAGTTACATTTGCTCCAATGGGAGTCACATCTCCAATTCAGTTTACATGGAGTTCAACTGCACCAACAATTTGTGAGTTGCTATATCCAACATTTGGATCTTCAATTTCACACTGGGGTACTTCTGTAATCATGGATGGTCGATTTGATGATGATAAGTCTCTTATCTTTACATATGGACAGAGAACCGCTTTATCAGTGCCAGCTGGTGCAACAAGAGTACTTCTTGGAATTAGAAACGCACCTTCAGCAGATAATGGTATTGGAGCAGCATTTGGTGCTCGTGAAACTGTAAATAGAATGCAGCTTACATTAAAGGCTCTAGATATTACAGCTGCATCTGGAACAGGTACTCCAACAGTTCTTGTATCTGCAGTTTTGAACGGTTTACCAAGCGTCGGTGTTAACTGGACAAATGCAGTTGGTAATGCTTCTGGTGTAGTTAACTCATCACTTGCACAAATTGCAGATTATGCTGGACAGTCAGCTACATTATCTGGCGGTGAAACAACAGGTGGATTCTTCTCTCAAGGAACAAACTCTGTTGATTTAAGCTCACTGCGTGATCTTGGTAACTCAATTCTTGGTGGTGGTGGAACTACTACTACACAGAATATTTACCCAGATGGACCAGACGTACTACATATTACTGTAACAAATCTAGGTTCACAAACAGCAACCGTGTTCTCTCGTCTATCATGGACTGAGGCACAGGCTTAAAATAATAGGAGGACACAATGTCTATTAATAAGGCTCGAATACCTTATAACGCTGAATTAGCAACAAAGACATTGTCAGTCTCAGACGAGGCTGGCTTTAATGGTCAAGTAACACTTGGTGGAAACATCAGAGTTGTTGGTACTATGACCATGGATGCTAGCCATGGTGGATCAATGGTGTTATCAGATGGGACAATGACGAAAGTTGGCGTCCCATCGATAACAACCATATTCCCAACATTTTCAAACTATACTTTAGATAGAGCAGATCTTAGAGACGGTCTTATTGAAATGAATATGACTGTTGCAAATACATTAACAATTCCAGCTGATTCAGCTGCTTTAACATATCCAATTGGAACTACAATTGATGTTTTGCAGTCAAACAGTGGACAGACAACAATAGTTCCTGGTAACGGAGTTGTTTTAAATGGAACCCCTGGATTAAAGATTAGAACCCAATGGTCAATCGTGACTATTTTAAAAAGAAATGCAAATACTTGGGTAGTATTTGGAGACCTTACTTCATAGGAGTAAAAATTGGCTAAAAAAACTGGTAGAAAATCTTCAGCAGTAGGCGACTATGAAAAGCCGTTACCACCTGAAAATTTAGTAGCTACAGATGTTGGAACTAATAGAGCATTTAACAATGGATCTGCTTCTATTAGCTTTACCGTAAATCCTCTTAGCTCTGTACCAACTTCATTTAACATAGTTTCTACACCTGGAAACTTTAGTGGTGCTGGTACATCTTCTCCTATAATTGTACAAGGTTTACAAAGTAATGTTCAGTACACATTTACAGCAACCGCATCAAATAATAATGGTACATCTATATCGTCTGCTGCTTCTAATCAAATTACAGCTACAACAGTTCCTAATACACCTAGATTTGCAACAGCGTCTTCAACTGTAGCAGATCAAGATACGGTTACTTGGTCTGCCCCCTTAGAAGATGGTGGAAAGCCAATTACATCATACACAATTGTTTCTACCGACACTACTGCACAGCTTCCAAAGTCCGTTTCTAAGCAGATTTCTGGATCATCTGGACAAAGCACAATTACAGTAAGTGATAATATTGGAATTGTTGTTGGAAATACAGTTACTGGAACTGGAATTGGAACAAATGCTGCTGTACAGGCTATTAATGGAAATACAATTACCTTAACTGTTCCTAATTCTGGAAATGTACCATTACAAGATGGTAAGTTCACAGACCACACAGACAGTCAGCCTGGACCAACATATTTAAATGTTACTTCTCCATATACAATATCAGAAACTGGGGGAACTACTCAAAGATATAAAGTTTATGCTATTAATGCTAATGGTACTTCAAACTTTATGGAGACATCCCCAGTAACAACATTCTTTAGCCCACCAAGCTTCTTTGGACCACCAGCATTCTTCTCTCCACCAAGGTTCTTTGCTCCACCACAATTTTTCTCCCCACCTACTTTCTTTTCTCCACCAGCATTCTTTAGCCCACCGACTTTCTTTTCTCCACCAGCATTCTTTAGCCCACCACAATTCTTTGCTCCGCCAGGATTCTTTGGTCCGCCATTCTTCTTTGGCCCACCATCGTTCTTTGGGCCACCATCTTTCTTTGGGCCACCACGATTCTTTGGACCTCCAGCATTCTTTGGACCTCCAGCATTCTTCGGGCCTCCAGGATTCTTTTCCCCACCAGCATTCTTTGCTCCGCCATTTTTCTTTGGACCACCATCGTTCTTTGGCCCTCCAAGATTCTTTGGTCCACCATTCTTCTTTGGTCCACCATCGTTCTTTGGTCCGCCATCGTTCTTTGGGCCACCACGATTCTTTGGTCCGCCATTCTTCTTTGGCCCTCCAAGATTCTTTGCTCCGCCAAGATTTTGTATCGATAAAAATACTCCGATTCTAACTCCATCTGGTTATATAAAAGCAAAAGATTTAAAGGTTGGAGACAAAGTTTCTACTTTGAATTTTGATAACCTTACTCATGGAGATCCAAACTGTACAGTCGGTGATGTTACAGAAGAGTGTTCTACTATAGTAAAAGCTTGGAACGTAGACGAGCTAGAAAATTACACATTAGTTGAATCCACTATTACTAATATTGTAACAGATCCTTGTGAGAAAATTATTATTATTAACAGAGATCCTAAGAAGAGGTTTTCTCCAAAAGAAGATATCTTATCTTACTCTCACGATAAATATGTTATTAAAACAATAGAAGATCTTAAGGTTGGAGATTATATTATTGTTTTTGAAGATGGCATACTGGTTCATGAGATGATAACTAATCTAAAGGAACATAGAGAAGATACAGAAGTTCTTTTGTTCTACAGAGAGCCTTATGGAATGATGATTGCTGGGGGAATGCTTGCTTATAATGGATGCCCAACACATATGTTGACTAATCCAAACTAAAATGATAAAGTAGGCATATGTCTTATCAAAAACAAGAAATTTTTCCTGGCCTCTGGAAATATAGTAATGTATTTACAAAAAAGCCAAATCTTATTAGCACAGTAGAAAATGCTATTCAAGACAGCAACGGTAAATATCAATGGAATGATGCCGAAGTTGGGCATGACGACATTATAAAAGATTATCGTGACTGCAAAGATTTTAAATTGGGAAGATTTGAAAATCAACCTGCAGATGAATATACATTAGTATTTGATCAAGTTTGGAAAGACATATTAGAATTACAGGATCCAGCAGTAAAAGAATATTGTAATTTTTATAATATTAAAATGGATTTTTGTGAATGGATTAATGTTGTTAAATATGGACCTAACCAATACTTTAAAGAGCATGCAGACCATGGATATTCATATGTTTCCACAGTATCTTTGGTAGGGTATCCAAATAAAGATTATGTGGGCGGGAGTCTATATTTCCCAAAACTGGGTATAAATATTGAGCCAGAAGAGGGCGACCTATATATATTCCCATCGACATATTTATTTTCACATGTTGCAATGCCAGTACAATCTGGTGTAAAATACTCTTTTGTAACAATGTTAGATTATAATGACTATACTCATACAGATGAATACGAGCAATTTATAAAAAACAAATACCTAGGAGGTAAATAATGTTTTCAGCTAATGCAGAATATCTATATCATGGAATTGTTGTATACAGAAATGTTTTTAACAATTTAGATCTTATTAACAGGCTAGAAGGAGCTCTTGCTACAAGTGACTCCAAGTATAAGTGGAACCAGGCTCAAACTGGATATGCAAACACTGACCTAAAATATCGTGATGCACATGACTTTAAAGTCAAGGTCAATAGCGACGATAGCCTAATGTTACATTTTAATTATGTAGACAAAAATAAACAAGGCCCAGCAGAAGATGCCTTAAGATCTATTTATTTAGATTCTAAAAAAGCACAAGAAGGCCCAGTAGAAGAGTACAGAAAGGTATTTGGCCTTGCTCCATTAAACTATTGGGAATCATTTAACTTTGTTAAGTATGGCAAAGATCAACACTTCCAGGTCCACTCAGATCACGGATATTCTTATATTTGTGTTCTTTCATCTGTTGGCTATATTAATGATGATTATGAGGGAGGAGAACTTCATTTTGACAAGCTTGGTTTAACTTTTAAGCCAAAAGCTGGAGACCTATACCTTTTCCCTTCATCATATATTTACTCACACGCAGCGATGCCAGTTAAATCTGGAACAAAATATTCTATTGTCACTATGCTTGACTATCTAGAGGCTCCGCACACTCCAGACTATAGAGACATTGAAAAAAGATACACAGAGGGCTATGTATAAAATAGATGTATACAAAGCATCTGAAAATGCTGCAGACATAGCACAGCTACCAGTTAAAAGAGACTGGATGGAGATGACTCATGAAAGGCATGCATACAGTTGTTTTCCAGTAACGCTTACAAACTCTTTGGGGTTTGGATTGTCTTTTCCAGAAGATATTACTTTTATTTGGGACGGACAATCTGACTCTAAGCCAGACCATGTTAAAGTTTTAACTGGCAATAAGTATGTATATACTGAAAGAGCAAATGGAACAATAAGTTTTAAAACTGGGTTGATATTTAGAACAGAAGAAGATGTAAGTATGATTGGTATGCCAACCCCAAATATGTTTATTGATGGCACACAAGCATTTACAACTGTTATTAGTACATCTTGGTTCACTGCAGAATTCCCAGTTGCTTGGAAAATAACTAAGCCAGGAGTAGCAATAACAATTCCAGCAGGACATCCATTTATTACGCTTATTCCAATTTCTTTAAAACAAATAAATAATTCTGAGGTTATTATAAAAAATAAAAAAGATATGCCTAAAGGACCGTATGATCATTTATATAATGATACTGATCATATTAAAACAGTATCTGAGTATGCTGTAAAAAAAGAATGGACTAATTTTTATAGAAATGGCGTAGATTATTTAGGCAATAAACTTGGAGAACATGAAGTTAAAAATATAAGATTGAAGGTTATTGATAATGCCAAAAATTAAATTCGGATCAGCAAGACCATACTGTAACGAGCCAGAACAAAAAGATCTCCTCCCTAGCCCAGCTAAAAGTTTTATGCCTAATTGGTGGAAAGATGCAACTTTGTATTGGTTAAATGGTGACGGAGAGCCTATTATTGCATCTTACAATAAAGATGATGAAGAAGAAAAGTCTTTAGGTTTTAAGGCATGCCCAGCACTTTTAGACATATTTTCTACAGGCTATGTTCTAAGAACCCCAGCAGATTTAATGTTTGTTCAGTATGAAAATGAACCGCATGTAGTTATTGATCAAAAATATAAAGAGTTTTGCCAGGCAAGAAGCGACATGCCAACATTTCCAATCCCTCACGGATATAGCCAAAAGCATTTTCATTGGTGGCCAAATTGGGGTATTGAGTTGCCAGAAGGATATAGTGCTTTAGTTGTAAGCCCGTTAAATAGATACGATTTACCTTTTTTAACGGTTAACGGTATAATTGATAGCGATAGATATCCTATGCCAGGATTGATGCCATTCTTCTTAAAAGAAGGATTTTCTGGACTAATTCCTAAGGGAACCCCGTTTGCCCAGATAATTCCAATCAAAAGAGAAGACTGGAGCTCAGAAATGATACATTATACTGATGGGCAAATGTATGATAGACATACTAATGTCGTTGAAAAGTATAGAGTTAAGTTTGGCGGGATTTACAAAAGAAAAACGTGGGTTAAAAAGAATTATGAATAGGAGATAAAAATGGCATTTGAAAGCGCTTTAGATCCAGACATCGTATTAAACTATGATGCACTTGAGGATGGAAAGAATGTTAGAACAGCCAGAAAGTCTATTACGCCTTCTGGATGGTTTGGTGAAGACAAGTCTATGATTGGTGAAATTGAAAATTTCCTAACAGATGAAGAGTGTGACTACCTAGAAAATTTTGCTAGAGAAAACAAAATTTGGGATGTCACAGAATCACACTACAATGAAAATGGAACAGTCATCTATGATCATAGACCATGGGAAAATAGAGTTGCAACTTTAAATACTCTTATGAAGGCAGACCCAAAAGTTGTAGAAATGCTTACTAATATTATTAATAGGTTTAAGCCATATATTGATGAGTTCTTTCAAGTTGATGCTGAACCAACCAAGCCAGCAATTGTTAGATGGCCAGTTGGCACATTTCAGTTCCCTCATGCTGACAAAGAACTACACGAGGGGCCAGATGCTGGAACCGAAAATGATTTTCCTTGGTATGACCTAGGAACAATATTTTATTTAAATGATGACTATACTGGAGGAGAGTTACACTTCCCTAGACAGCAGATAGCATTTAAACCAAAAAGAAAAGCTGTATATTTTTTCCCTGGAGACAAGTACTATATTCATGGTGTAGATAAAGTTCTATCTGGTACAAGATATACTTCTCCTTGGTTTTGGACAATTAAAGAGTTAAAGGGTGAAAGAAAACATGTCAGTTGGTAATTTAGAATCTTTAAAAGTAAAGTATCCTGGACTTAAAGTTTGGAAAGACGACTGCTTTACTATTGAAAATTTTATTACTCCAGATGAAGCAACAAAAATTATTGCATATCTAGAGTACCTTTCAGAAGCAGGTAGACTTGAATGGAATCAAATTTCTTTTTATGATTCTTTTGCAATGGGGTTTTGGGATTCAGATAAAGCCCTAGAACAATTTGGTTTGCCAGAAGATTATTTCCCAAGATTAAAATCAAGAATTAAAAAAGCTGGAGAAGAGCTTTTTGGTATTAAGTGGAATGAAATTAGCTATCACGCACAAAAGTGGATTCCAGGAGCATTTGCTGAATTCCATTCAGATAACACAGATCATGAAGGAAACTACACAGCTTTTGAAAGAAGTAGATACGCAGCGTTTATGTATTTAAACGATGACTTCGGAGGAGGTCTTTTAAATTATAGAGACTTCGAGATTTCTATTCAGCCTAAAGTTGGACTAATAGCTATCTTTGCAGGAGGGTTTGGAAATGAACACGAAGTTACGATGGTAAAAGATAAAACAAGATATACAGTAGGTTCATTTTGGGACGACGCAGCAAATGTTTACACAGACGAGCAAAGACAGCGTTGGGCAGAAGAATTAGCTGGAACTAGAAAAGAACAAGATCAGCAATATAAGCAATGGGCAAAGGATAAAGAATCTGGAAATGCTCCAATTTATATTGGAAAAGGAGAAGAATAATGGTTGATGAAGTACAAAGAGATTCAGATAGCAGTCTTATTAAATATGCAGATAAGATTCTTTATTACAAGAATGCTCTCCCAGGATTAAAGGGGTTAGTTCAAGACTTAGACGTATACCAAGAGCAGTATAGTGTTAAATCTTCGTGGGTTGGTCCGTGGGAAACATGGAGATCTAGTGACGATGAGACTGATATTTTTGGAGAGTCTAGAAGAGGAAACTTTAATCCTCCAGCAGGCCTTACAGAAGTTCTACACGAATATTCTGAATATGACTCTAAGTCAAAAGCAATTGCTGTGTCTTTAAAGGAAGCCCTAGATAGTTTAGCAAGAGATTACTGTGCTAATACAGACACCGTTAATATTGGATATTTAAAAGACTCGTTTTTTATTAAAAAGTATAATACTGGAGTAGGAATGGGAGCTCATTTTGATATGTATCCTGACTCAGACAATGAGACTATGCTTTCTGCTGTAGTTTATGTAAACGATGATTACGAAGGCGGAGAAATTATTTTCCCAGAATACGATTTAGGAATTAAGCCAGAAGCTGGAAGTATCCTATTCTTCCCATCAACATCAGACTATATTCATGAATCAAAAGAAGTAGGACAAGGTAAAAAAATTATGATTCCTATGTTCTGGTACGCTAACGGATAGTAAATGTCATATCAGCTAAAGGTTATTAAAGATAATCCAATAGGCTTTTGGATGCTTGACGAGACCTCTGGCACAATTGCATATGATAAATCTGGTTGTAATAATAATGGAGCATACGTTGGAGGCATATTAGGGAATATGCTTCCAATCGTACCAGGAGGATCTTCTGGAAATAAAATAACTTCAACATCTTATATAACACTGCCAGTAAACAAAAACTATTACGCATCCACAGTAAATTCAGCTTTAGCAAATAAAGATACCTCAGACAACTCATTTTCTTTAGAAGTATGGGTTTCTTCAAACTACATATCTAGCACATCCTCGGTACCGCTGCTCGCAGACTCTTCAAATTTTATAGGACTATATTGGGAAAATAACAATATAGTTTTTCGTGTTTCTGCAAGCTCTAATGAAATAGCCTACCCTATTGTTTATTCAAAAAAAGCTATGCATATTGTTGGCGTGTATACTCCAGCCTCTCTTTCTTTGTATATTGATGGTATTATGGTTGGAACAAAGCCATTGGTAGATTTTAAGTTTACAAACACTAGTAGCTTATTTGCAATAGGCCCAACAACACTTTCTCAAGATTCCTTTATTGCCGATGCCCCAGCAATATATAGATACCAGATATCACAAGAATCAATTAAAAAACATTATGTTGAGGGTAACATATCAAAAAGCCCAATTCAAATTGTATACCCAGACGGTGGCACACTGTTTAGTTTAAATGATATGAAAATAAGACCACAATTTGTATACTCTTATCCAAAAAACAGGCTATGGTCAGATGTTTCTGATGATACAAACGTTTATTATGATATTAGTAATTCTTATATTACATTTTATAATGATGGCACATCAACTGCAAAAACATTTACATACATAGACTCATTTACAATACCTACAGAAATAGGGCTGTCTTCTTCTAAGATTGAGTGGAGAAGTGATTTAGGTATATCTGTAAGGTCAAGCGCAGATGGTGTGGACTGGCAATATTGCACAAATGGAGAAGCTTTGCCGCAATATAAAAAATCTTCATTCAGCAATTCTGGAAAAGTGTATGTAGAGATTACTATGGGCACAACAGACGTATCTAAATTTAATCCAAGACTATCATTCTTTGCAGTAAGCTTCTATAATAACAAAGACTATTACGCAGATAATTTTGGAGACAGAATCCATTCTTCTTCTGAGTATTCTTTAGGGTCTTTAGACTATCCTATTCTTTCAAGAAACTATTCAAATGGCATTAGATCAGTATCTCCATTTACCTTGACTACAGAAACAGATGTAAAAAGCCTAGAAATGTTTTATACCCCATATGGTACTGGCCAATTTGGTCTAGTTTCAGCAACTTCTACAGGATACTCTTGGAATGGTTCTGGAGTTATCTCTAAGCTAAATATTAATAAAATATATGTAAACGGTGTTGACAGAACATCCGCAACTAATATTAGCTCCTGGCTAGTGGATGGGCAGCCACACCATATTGTTATTGTATTTAATAACACTATAGACACTTCAATTACATTTAACAATAGCTCTATAAATGAGAATTTATACAAAAATATAGCAATCTATACAAAAGAGCTAACCCAGGCCTTGGTTACAGAACACTATAATTGCTATACTGGCAAGCCTTCCACTGTAATTCAAGAACCAGCCATAACCGTGACAGAATTAGCCCCACAATATTACAATAATGACTGGGTTGTTATTCAAACTATCTAATTTGTCATAAACGTTGACAAATCTGGACATATACTATAAAGAATGGTAAAATATAATCCTATGGACATTAAAAGATTAAGTCAGTCAGTTGTTGAGGAAACCACATTAGGTATATATGTGTGGGAAATGCCAGACGGACGATGGATTGGAGATGATGATGGGAATTTTCTCTCGATCACGTCAAAAAAAGGCAATAGATCCAGAATCGATGCTTTGGCTAGAGAAGTTCGCTCATACGGTATATATGAAGGCGGGCCTAAATTTCTTTCAGGACGCAGAAAAATCGATGACGAAGAATTTGAACACCAAAAGCAAAGACTAGAATGGGGACTCGTTCCAGATCCTTATGATATTGGAAATTATAAAGATGAGATGAAGGCTTTGAAAGGCGGAAGACCATAATGGACTTTATTGAAGAAGAAGATAACTCAGTACAAATAACAACAGCATCAGACCTGTCTAGATTTGCATCTGTATCAATTGAAAAGACAACAGATGAATTTAAGATGCAGGGAGAAGACTTAAAAAAGATTCACGGACTGAGTCCAGCATTTAAAAGAAAAATGACTAGAGATCTGCAGAAACGTTTTACGGGATTAGATGGAGCGCAAACACAGCAGAACTTGTTAGCTCAAGCAATTACTGGTTATGCTTTATTTGATCTTATTGAGCCACCATTTAATTTAGATTATCTTTCAAAGGTATATGAAATATCTCCCTATAACTACGCAGCAATCAATGCAAAGGTTGCTAATATTGTAGGGCTAGGTTATGACTTTGTAGAAACAAGAAAAGCAAAAGAAACTTTAGATGAGATTAATAGCGACGCTCAGTTAGAAAGAGCCAGAAGAAAGCTTAATAGATTAAGACAAGATCTTGATGCATGGCTTGAAAATTGTAATGAAGAGGAAACATTTGTTGAAACACTTATTAAGGTTTATACAGATGTTGAAGCCACTGGAAACGGGTACCTAGAAGTAGGAAGAACAACCTCAGGAAAGATTGGATATATCGGACATATTCCAGCAAAGACAATGCGTGTTCGTAGACTTCGTGATGGATTTGTTCAACTACTTTATGGTAAGGCTGTATTCTTTAGAAACTTTGGCGACACAGAAATGCCTAATCCAATCGCAGGTCAAGAAGATAGACCAAATGAGATTATTCATATAAAGAAATACACGCCAACAAACAATTATTATGGAATCCCAGATATTGTAGCTGCAATTAATGCTATGGCTGGAAATGAATTTGCTGGTAAGTACAACCTTGATTATTTTGAAAATAAAGCAGTCCCAAGATATATTGTAACTGTTAAGGGAGCAAAGCTATCAGCAGAATCTGAAAGAAAGCTTCTTGAGTTTTTCCAGGTTGGATTAAAGGGAAAGAACCATAGGTCCCTATATATTCCACTACCAGCTGACTCACCAGACTCAAAGGTAGAGTTTAAGATGGAGCCAGTAGAGGCAGATGCACAAGACTCCTCATTCAATAACTATCGCAAAATGAATAGAGACGAGATCCTTCTAGCCCACAGAACCCCTATTAGTAAAATTGGTTTGCCAGAAGGAGTTAATTTAGCTTCAGCAAGAGATTCAGATAAGATGTTTAAGGAGCAGGTTTGCCGACCAGCCCAAGATATTTTAGAAAAGAAAATTAATAAATTGGTTGCTGAAATGACAGATGCCCTAGCTATTAAATTAAATGAACTAACATTAACAGACGAAGATACTCAGTCAAAGATTGATGAGAGGTATTTAAGAATGCAGGTAGTTACCCCTAACGAGATTAGAATTAGAAAAGGCATGGTTCCTTTAGAGGGTGGAGATGAGGTTGTTGTATTAAAACCTCAACAGGCGGCTGAGCAGAGAGCACAGGCTGGCAACACCAGAACTAGAACTCAAGAAAGGTCTTCAAATTCACCAGATATTTCTGGGGAGGCTAGAAATCCAAAAGGCGAGGGAAGAGTAACTCCATAATTATTAGGCAACTAGTTATTTGCCTTTTGATATATAGCGTAATAAAATTAAGCATATGAATATTGAAAAATCTTACTGGTCTTCTAATGGCGACGCCATTAGTTTATCCGTTCCTTTTACTAAAGTCAATCGTGAAAAGAGAACAGTTTCAGGTTTTGCAACCTTAGATAACATTGATCAGACAGGCGATTTAGTAACAGCAGAAGCTTCATTAAAAGCATTTGAAAACTTCCGTGGAAACATTCGTGAAATGCATGGATCAAATGCTGTAGGCAAGATGGTTTCATTCAAGCCAGAAACATTCTATAACGCTAGAACAGGTGAATTCCATAACGGAGTTTATGTTGATGCTTACATTTCAAAGGGTGCACAAGATACTTGGGAAAAGATTCTTGATGGAACTCTTGCTGGTTTTTCAATTGGCGGAAAAATTATTGAACAAGAAAACGAAGTTAATAAGGCAACAGGACAAACAGTAAGATTCATTAAAGACTATGCTTTGATTGAGCTGTCTGTTGTTGATTCTCCTGCAAATGAACTATGCAACATCTTATCTATTCAGAAAATGAATGGTCAGCTTATGTTTAAAGGTATTGCAGCAGAAACAAAGTTAGAGAATATTTTTTATTGTGAAGAAAGCGATTCTGTTTTTATGTCAACAGAATCTTCTTTTGTTTCACCAGTAAGTGGTAAGGATGCAGAATTAATCGGTTGGGTTGAATCAAACGATGTTAATAAAGCAAAAGAAATAGATAAGATTCTTGCTTCATTTAAGAAGTCAAGATTGACGTTGCCTGATACAACAATTGCAAAACAGGCAAACGCAGAAGGAGGTAATGAAGTGTCACATCACGAAGAAGCTCCAGCAGTTGAAGAGACTGTTGCAGCAGTAGAAGAAACACCAGTCGCAGAAGCACCAGCTGCAGAGGCAGCACCAGCAGAAGCAACTGTAGACGCTCCTGCCGAAACTCTGGAAAAAGCAGCCGACGTATCAGAAGTTGAGGTTGATGAACCTGATTTTGCAAAGATGCTTGGCGAACTTAAGGAGTTTTTCGCAGAAACTCTTAGCAAGACAACAAAGACAAATGCAGAAGATGTTGCTGTAGTTAAAGAAACAGTAGCAGCTCTTACAAAGTCTTTTGAGGACAAAGCTAACGAGTTAACAGAACAGACTGCCGCCCTATCAAAGGCCGTGGCAGATATTACAAATGCGTTTAATGGCGTAGAAAAGCGCATTGATGCAGTCGAATCTGAGACTGCAATTAAGAAGTCCTATGACCTCGGCGGGTCACAGGAAGTAGCAATACAAAAATCAAAGTGGAACGGTTCTTTCCTCGGTTCCGTATCAGACTTAATTCGATAATAAAAAAGGTAGGTGAAAAATAAATGAGCAACGAAACATTAGAAAAGACCATTGCAGCAGGTACAACTGCTACAGGTACATTCGCTTCCGCAACTGGCGGAACTGGCGTACATCGTGCATCCGAAAACGGAAACGGCGGTCTTCTAAACCCAGAACAATCTGCAAGATTCCTGGACTATATGTTCGACGCTACCGTAATTGGTAAGGTCGCCCGTACAGTTCGCATGAGAGCAGATACTACTGAGATTGATCGTATGTCAGTTGGTGAGAAGCTGATGAAGATTGCTACTGAAGGTGACGATGCAAATAGCGCAAATTCAGGAGTAACATTCTCAAAGATTTCTCTAACAACTAAGAAGCTCCGTCTTGATTGGGAACTCTCAACAGAGTCCCTAGAAGACAACATTGAAGGTGCAGATCTTGAAGATCACATTGCACGTTTGATGGCAACACAGGCAGGTAATGATATTGAAGATGTGGTTCTTAACGGAGACACAGCACTTTCATCAGACCAGCTTTACAAGGCATTTGATGGTGTAGTTAAGAAGTCAAAGGCTAACGGTCACGTAGTTGATGCAGCAGGTGCT